CCGTCCCATAGAACACAATCATCATGTGCTTTCTTTAATACCTCAGCTTCATCAATGCCTTCGTCTTCAAGTTGGCCTCGAAGCTCTTCATTGACCGCATCAATGTCTTCTGGCTTTAATTGCTCCGCAATTATTTCCATTTCAAACTCCCATCCATTGGGGGTACATATCCATTAATAAAACGCGATTTTGCACTTCTTGCGCAAAAATCGCGTTTATTTTCTTTTATTTCCTAAAATCAGGCTGCTGCATCTTCAATCTCAACATCAATAATACTAGGTCTTGCCACTGAAAAAAGCTCCCAGTCGTTAGCTGTTAAATCCTCCATGCTGAATATATAGTTGCCAGCATTGGGCTGTGGCTTTAATACTATCTTCCATACGTGGCTCATGCCAGGCATAAGGACGATATAACCATCTTGTGGATTCCATCCTGTGCGATGAAGTTGTGCGCCTGATTGTAATTGTCCAATTGCATCTGTTAACTGCATGTATTGCTCCTTTTTAGTTTATAGTTCCCTTAAAGCTTCAATAATTTCTTCGTAAAAATCATCGGCTGCTTGCTTTGTTTCACAGTCCATAAGATGTGTTATGCCGCCTGTGCCAATTTTTATTAAGTACATTCCTCCTGCTGCCTCTACCATGTTTACCCAATCAATGCTGTGTACAGGGATGGCAAATTTAGGGTCTTTTTTGCACCTTATGAGCCTCATTTATGGCAGCACTGTCAACTGGCAAGAGCCATTAGTAAAGACGGGCTTGTACCATTGTGTGCCATTAGAGCCCACAGCTCCGATAATGTCAGTTGGTAGTACGCTCACGTTTTGGGTCTTGATAAAGTTATCGAGGAATCCGGCGGCTGCAATCTCTGTAAGTGTATTGCTGGGGCAATAGAGATGTCCAAAACGCGGGATGATATTGTTCTGACCTGGGAAGTTTAGTGTTAACTGGCTAATCTTTGGTGCTGTCATTGTGTTCTCCGTTTAATTAAAATATCCTCATCACTGGGTTATACATATTCACAGGCTGCTTATCAGCTACCTTGTCTTGCATGATTCTATCGCTAGCAATTTCAAGGCACCCGTACCCAAGGGCGTCCATTGGATGGCTAGCCATGTTTTTATTGGGCTTGTCCTTGTAGCGCTCTTCACCAGAGACGGCAATACGGGCATACACATAGTCTTTAACAAAACCTTTAAATAACGTTGGGCAATTGCGTCTATCAAGAATAAACCCTGGCTTTCCATCCACCATTTTATTTAGAAAGTAGCGAACAGAACCAAGCCGCGGATCGATATCATTGGTTCGCGCCCCACGGGTTGGCACACCAAGAGAAGAAAGCTCCCCTATGCAGGACATTTCTTCAATTATTTCGCTCCTGTTATTCCCAGCAGGATCGGCTATTGACATCGCAACCTTGCAATAGGGAAAGTCTTTAGCGATGAATGGGATTACAACGCTTTCCGCAAAGCTCCTAATCCCCATACCGTCTGCTACATATTCTTTAAGCACAAGCAATTGTCCACGTGGAGACAATTGCATTACCACGCAAGCGGGCGTTAGGCCGAAGTCCCATCCAAGGATTAGTCCTTCTCCTTGGATTGCTATTAATACCTCTACTGCGTGCAAGTCTGGATTAAACTCAGGATATACGCGCTTGCCAAAACCCACAGAGCCGTACTCACCCAAGCAAAATACTTTAATAAACTCCTGTGATTGTCCTTCCGCGAGCATTTCATAATAGTTTTCTGGTAGGTGATCTGCATTATCAGCATTAGGATTACGTACCCACCTATTGTCCACACGTAAAAGGCCTGGTGGCTGCTTAAACAACTTATGATTCTCAAAAGTTTGTTCCTCAAAATCCTTATAAATCCAGTGATCATCTTCTGGAGGGTTAGTATCAGCTATAATCCCTGACCAATAAGGCTCCTTACAAAAAGCCTTTGAGGGATAGCGATTAACCCGCCCCTTCATATGCGCCAAGGCTGCCTTCGGCACCTCGGAGAGCTCATTTATATAGCAGCCCGTAAGCTCTAGGGACTTTATCTTTCTAACGTCCTCTGGCCTATCTAGAGCTATGAATAATAGCTCAAGCTCTACCACCCCATGCTCATCACTAAAGACATGCTCATAGGTCATTATGGGCTTCTGGCGTTTTCTTACGTCGCCTAACTCTTCAAACCATGCAAGCCATGTGGCAAGCGTTGTTGTGGTCAGCTCACCACTTGTGTTTCGCACAATTCCCCAGCGGCTACGACGTCGTCCTGAATGCCAGCAAGGGACGCTACAAGCTCTCCGTATGATTTCTGTAGCTGCCCATGTAGACTTGCCACTTCCGTAAGGGCCCATAATGACACGCACAAAGCTGTCATCGCTATGAGCAATGGCGCCCGTTTTAGTAGGAATGTACACCTTGTCTCTTTCTTGTCCATATATAACCATCCTTTGGTTGTCAATCGTCAAATGCCTATACGATCCTTTGCGCCTAGCCTCTTCTATACTTTCAATCCTTTTGGCAATGGCGGATGCTGTTAACATTCTTTTATCTCTTCAGCATCTTCAGCAAGCTCAGCGTTAACAAAGCGGCATGCCTCACAAATAATAAGCGTTCCCAAGAGCTTATCCTTTACAACAAAAAAAGTTTTTCCATCGCAATTTCCGCAACCCAATACATCTGCATAGCCATAAGGATTAGAATTATTCATTTTTCTAATATGCTCCTAGGAGGCGTGGTCTTATATGGTGCGTTCTTATAGTCATCTCGCAGATGTTCACGGGTTGTGAAACGCACGCCACATTTGACGCACTCCCTGCGCCTATATACTTGGTCTGTCTTATCATCGCGTGTAGTTTCTACAATGCGCGAATCTGGATAATTACACGCCCTGCAATGCATTTATCGTCTAATGCCTCGTAATGTTTTTACTAACGTTTGTCGGGATGCAAAGGTAAAGCGTCTCTTTGGTTTATCAGAGCTTATCAGGTCTGATGATGATTTCTTGTCAGCAGCATAGGCAGGTGCTGTCTCTTTTTCTTTTTTCACCCGGACCTTCTCAATCCATTTGTTTGGTATAGCCTGCATCATTTATTTTTACCTAATACTCGGTTTGCCTTGGCATCTATCTTTTCCTTTGAGCTTTCTGATAGCTTCCCTTTATTGACCATCTGGGAAGCTCTGGCCTTGGCGTTCCTGGCGTGCGCTTTATCCTCCATGGGATATTTCTTTTCACCTGGGAGGCCAAATTCTGATTTAGGTATTTTCTTACGCTTTGCCGTTGTTAGCTTAGACACGATGCTTTCTCCCCTTCCTGCTCTCAGCATAAGCAATGGCTACAGCTTGCTTTCTAGGTTTCTTTCCGATCTTAATCTCGGTTTCTATGTTCTGCTTGAACTTCGGTGTCCCTGGCTTCGCGCCCTTGAATAGTGGCATTTTGTTTATCCTTAAACAGTGTGTGCAATTATTTTGTTTTTGAGTTAAGCCATAGCAATAAGTTATCAGAGAGCTTTTTTACATCTGCCATTAATTCACTTTGAATCTCTGGCTCAACCTTTATAAACTCAGACTCAAGAATTGGAAGAATATAATTAGCCATGCCGTGGAGCAGCATTCGTTCTATGCTCATCATGAGCGCCTCCTATCATTTGTGACTTTTTCTATTATCTTCTTAGCTAGTCTAAGAAGTTGTATCCTTATCTCGGTGTCGCTGCCATCTATCTTAAGGACCTCTTCCTCGACATTTTCCAGAAATCCTATTAGCTCTTCATGGCTCATTTAAACGCCTTTAGTTCATAGTTTTCTTTTGTTTGTTCAGGTAAGTTGCGACATGCTCCTTGGAGCTCAAAAGCCATTTGCTTTTGCTTTACTTGCCTGTCTCTATAAATATTGTTTCTAATGGTCATATAGCCGTCAGGTTTGTTTGATACGTATTTTGCGCCACTCATAGTCTCTGCTCCAATGTATTAAGATAAGATTGCATGGTTTCAACGGCCTTTTCTTTTGATTCGAAAAAATAGTCTTGATGGAACACATATCCAAACCTGACAATCTCTGAGTCTCCAGGAACATATACATGAACCTGGTCTTTATTTGCATCAACATGCACTATTCTTCCTTTCCTTATTTCAATTTCAGACGGATAAATAATGGTTGCTTCACTCCAGTCGTCCCGTCCTGAGTGTGTGTAAAAAAACCATACCCAATCATCTATTTTAAAGGTGTTCATTTAATAAGAGTCTTTCTTTTTCTTGTCCAGTTTGTGCTCTTTTTTCTCGTGTTTCTTTTCAATCTTCTTCATACGTTCCTTGGCCTTCATTTCTTTCATGTCCTTCTTCGCTTCCTTCTCTTTTCTCACGTCCCTCTCCCTTTTCTAGTTTTTCAAGTCGTTCGTTCATTTCTATGATTGCCGCTTGTTGGCTAAAGTATCTTGAGCGCCTTCTTTCAAGCTTCCAAGCCGCTGCTGACCAGGTTCCATCGTCCATGGCGTCGTCTATTACTTGCAACCATCGCATAGAAGTTTGACCTTCTGCTTCTTTTAGGTCCTCGAAAAATTCCATGTATTCTGGTAATTTTTCTTCTTCCGCTTTTGCTCGCCAATTCAAAAATGTTTGATAATGGATGCGTGCATAATTACAAGCAATCTCATAGGGCGCGCCTTTAGTGATCGCATAAATCATCTTTTTTTTGTATTCAGGCGTAAACTTCGTGGGCTGCCCTCTTCCTCTTTTCTGTACCACAGCACACCTCAATATTTGCGCCTATTTCTGTTAATAGTAAGCATTACAAAAAACAGTATCACGGACTCAAACCCATCAAAGCTAGAAAGGAGACTATTAATTGTACTACTGTCAAAAACACCAGTC